CTTACATTAGAAACAAGTTCTCTTTGTAAATCAACAGGACGAGCAGGTATATAAAGCCTTAATGAATCACTACCAAATCTCCAAGATTCCCAAACTTGATTAATATATTTCCACTCAATAGAAATATCACCATTAAGAACATTAAGCTCATAATCTTCATCAACATCCATTTCAGAAGTTGTACCATCCATAGCAGTATATTTTAAAATACCTCTAGGAACTTCTGTCTTATAAACACAATGTTCTATCTGAACAGAAAGATTATTAGTTGTAAAAGGAACATTTCCAGAAAAGGATATCTTCTTTTCAAACATATCTTTAAATTCAGAAAAAGTATTACTGTCAACATAAGCAATACCATTTTGAGAAGAACCTACAATCTTACGAAGAAATCTAACTTGTTCATCAGTTAAACCATCTTCCATATTATTGTAGAAAGTATCAATGATTTGAGGAATTGTAGCATTGTATCTACGATAACCCATATCATCATCTTCAGCAAAATAATTACCATGACTAAAACGATAATACTCAAGAGGACTAATAACATCGAAATCTACATCAGTACCAGACAAACGTCTATAAGTATAAACTTCTTCACAAGCCCACCAGTAGAAGTAAGCATCAACATATTTACGCCTAGCTTCAATTTCTGAATTAAGTAACTCAAGACAACTCTGTTCTTTAGCAACAGTTTCATCAGACCAATTACTTATTTCATCTTTAATAAATTTATTAATGTCAATATCACTTTGACCATCAGAAGATTCCAATAGTTGTTGTAACTTCTCAAACATTTTTTCAACTACAAGTTTACCAATGCGCAGATTACGTTTTAAAACAATATCTGGATCACTGGAGTAAACCATGTAATTATGATAAGAATTAATAAATTCTCCCATATACTTATCCTTAATAGGAGTAAGTATATCTACATTACGAAGAGTACCTATCTTAGAAATATCCAAATCACGTTCTAAAGTAGTTTTTTCTTCAGCAGACATATAAGTTTGTAAGACATACTTATAATCTTCTTTATCAATTAAACAATTAGCTGCATTAAGACATTTCTTTGTATGAGATTTATCATTAGCAGAAGTACACAAAGCAATAACTGATTCAGTCATTGGGATATACCAATCCTTCTTTTTCTTCTCAGAAGAACTAGTACGTTGATCAGGCATTGTATAATTCATAGTAGTATTATTTACGTTTCATTTTTTCAGCAAGTCTTTTAGCAGGACCTTTCTCATTTCCACCAACAGAGTTTTTACCAAGAATAAAATCTTTTCTAAATTCAAACATCGCAAGAATTGCACTAGATATACGATCAAAGTTTCCACTAAGATTGAAGCGTTGTAATTCTAACAAAAAAGACAAATGATTTATAATATGCAAACGATAAACATTTTCATCCTTTTCAGTTTTAGCTATTATCTCATAAATATAATCACGTAATAACCTAAGACCTTCAAATTTCTTTTCACCGTCTCCAACAACAATACCAATAGGAGCCTTACCTTTTAAATAACCATCCCTATCACTAGCAAAAGAAGGGTCTGTCATAAGCTTATCAGAATGTCCCCAAGCTCTAAAATTACTAACTGTTTCACCAGTACCGGCTTCAATAAGAGCTTTAGTTTTATAACGAAGACACATATTAAGAGCAACACGATCATTCTCAGCCATTGTATCAAGACGTCCAGTATATGTTGCAACAGGTATCTTACCCTTATAAGGAGTATAATTATTTTCTCGCATCCATACTGTACAATCATAAAGAGAGTTCTTTATACTAACTTCGTCAGCATTTTTATCAACTCTATAAGCATCGATTGTAACAAAATATATATCAGGTATTTGTCCAGTTACAGGATTAATATATGGAGGATAAATCTCCCTAACACAACCATGTATATCTGTACTACTTGTAAAAGGAACATCTTCAATATATGAATGAAACTTACTACCATTATTAAAAATATCTTCAGCAATACATTGATTCTTATTTAAGAATTTAACATTGTTACCAATATTCACATACCAACCATCGGTATAATATTTGTAATCATCATTATCATATACATCAAGAATATATTCATTAAGTGCAGGACTAGAGAATAGATTATCCTTTGTATCAATAAATGCCTCATTAGGACTATTAGCTCTTTGCGCACAATATATAATGTAATCCGCTTGTGAAGCATCCTTTTTTTGATTGAATTTATCAGTTTTATCCCATTGCCACGCAGATAGTAATAAACTATTACCATCATAAATATAAGGCTCGCAGCACCAGATTTGAGCAATGAAAAAACCGCATTTCTTATGTCGAGCGTTACGGTTCCAAACATTCTCAAAAGCTAGCATATTATTAGTATCAGGATTATAAAAGATATTCCTAAAGCCAGCCCAGTTAGCATTCTTAGTACCAGCAGTACCATATATCCTACCTGTACCAATTTTGATCGCACCAGATTCAATATTATTCAAAGTAACGTTCCAAGCTTGTTGAAGATTAGGACTCTTACCAGCTTCTTCAAAATCGATATCAACAGCCTTCTTACCGATAGCAGCAGACTCATTCCTACCAATAGCTACAGAAATAATCTTACTTTGAAAACCAAATTTCTTGTTACCTTCTTTAGCCTTCTTATAACCAAGTTCTAAATTATCAGTACCCTCAGATAAGAATCCACGTTTCCAGTATGTTTGTGTTTCATACCATATAAGATTCTTCTTAGCCATATCAGCAGTAGCTTCAGGATCGGTAAGATAATCAAGAATATCAGCAGCAAGTACAACAGTAAGTGCTTTATTAAGATTAACACGATTTGCAGACTGACTACCACGCTTATAACTCATACCTTTACGACGAGCTTTAGCAATAGCTTCATTCTTCTTATTTAGAATAGCAAACTCATCAGCTTTAAAATACCAATAGTCAGCATCCCAAAAACGAGGAAACCCAGGAACTGTATTAGTAGCTATAAGACCTTTACGATCAAGAGCTTCACGTTCTTCTTTATTAGGTGTTCTCTCAATACGACCATAATTAAGATAATTGTAATGGTCACCTGTAATCCTAACATAGTGTCTAAGTTGTTCCCTACGAACTTCTCTAGTCTTAGGATCAAAGTATTCATCAATGTCTTTATGATATACTTTACATCTTGCCTGAACACCTTTACGACGTCTCTGAGTTTCACGCTTCCAGAAATCATTATAACCGAGAGTACCTATCTCATAAGGACAATACGTTTCATTTTTAGTATAATAATCAGCAACTTGAGTAAACTTGTGAGTATCAACAAATATAAAATCAATATTCATTAATAAGCCACCAGACTTACCAATACGAAAATCACAATCAGGATCAACCCAATTAATGCCTAATTTAGGATTTATACAATCTTTAGCAAAAGGATATTGAGATTTATCCTCAAGACAATAGTCAATAAAAGGAAGATTATAAAATTTAGCATCATCCTTATCTTGACTATCTTTAATAGTATTCTTATCGTAACCCCAAATATTAATATCAGAATTAGTCCAATCTTTCGACTTGCCCAGTATCGTCAGATTTTTCAAAACCTCCGCCGTCAAAGCTTTCTGTAAGTTCTCCGCCACCACGTTTAGTATTAGATGTTTTAGCTTCTTGTTTATCGTACTCATCTTTTAATTCAAGCAACTTCTTAACCTTCATAGGTATTGTATTAGCCATATCAACAACTACATCGGTAAGTTTTATAATAGCTTGAATCTCTTCAACTGTTTTAGCTTTAGATTCAAGATCTTCCATAAGTTCTTTAGCATGAGTAACAACCTTAGCACTAACATGTAATGCAGCAACTATTGTATCAATCATGTCTTCAATAACTCCAGAATTAAGTTCTTTAGCTTTTTTAATAGCTTTCTTAACATGTTCATCAGGAAGATATTTATCAGAAAGATTGCTATGTTTTATAGCAAACTCATGAGTCTCTTTAGCATTAAATCCAGAGACAATAGGTACTCCAGCTCTATTAGAATGAAAATCAATATATTTAAATTCATTATGAGCTTGAAGTTTACCATTAGTTTTATCACGATTATAAATAATAGCAAACTCATTATATTTTAGAATCTCTCTGAGATTAAGTACAAGAGTTTGATTATTCTCAATTTTCCAAAGATGTTTTAGCATAAACTTTAAATTAACTTTCTTATTACCGCACTAAACTAGATTACCAGGTACAGCAAGCAATCATTCAGCTACTGATTCCACTATAAGTCTTTTCAAATATTTACTTAGAGTTTCTAACAGGTATCTCATAAAGTATACCATTATAATTAACAACTACGCTATTTTTTGAAATGAGTTGTAACAACAACTTCAATAAGCATACCACCAAGTTGAAAACGAGAATGGATTGAATTATTCATAAAAATACAATTATAGTTAGTATAACAATTAATCCTTTAGCAATTGTAAGTTTCTTTTTAGTTTTATCTCT